ATATATTCAGAATTTAACAAAGCATTAAAATAATGTCACAAGTATCATCGTCAAGTGAATTTGAATTTAGAGATGTAATCTTAAGTATACCCGAAAAGGGTATAGAAGTCGATATATCATTATCGATTTTAGAATTATCATTGTTTGAATCAGTAAATGTACCGTACATAGCAGGTCAAATGTTATGCGCTGATACGCAGGGTATTTTTCAAGAGTTACAGATGGATGGTACTGAAAGACTTAAACTAAACATAATATCATCTGAATTTGAGTATAATTTTACTAGAGACTTTATTATTACTAGAACTATAGGAAAAACTCAAATAGGCGAATCAGGACATGGATATAATTTTTATATCGCAGAAGAATCTTTCTTTACTAATGTACTAAATAAAATTTCAAGGGCGTATAGCGGTAAACCTCATGAAATTATAAAAAACATTCTTTCTACTGAATTTAAAAAAGAATTAAATTTAATTGGAAAAGAAACTTCTCAGGCACCGTTAACATATATTTCACCATTTATTTCACCTTTTCATATAATAGACAACATAAGAAAAAGATCTTGTGATGTAAATGGTTATCCATTCTTTGTATATGCATCATTGAATGATGATAAGATTCGAATGAAAAGTTTGTCTGAAATATTAGAAACACAGCCAGTTAATAAAATACCATTTACATATAGCACAGCACAAAATTTTAATCCTAATAGAGAAAAGCAGTTAACTAATATTGAAGGATTCGAAGAGTTAGGCGCTAATGACACTGCAGAGTTATTATTAAAAGGTGCAGTGCAAAATCAATACAACACTTTAAATATTAGTACTAATCAAAGAAATACAAACGATAGATTCAATATCACAGAAATACTAGATGCAAAAGATAATTCTATTTTTAATAAAGATTTTACATTTAATGATAAAAAGCTGGATGAATATAATCCAAATGTAATTTTTAATTTAGTTAATTACACTACTGCAGATGAACTTGGATATCATGATGAAGCAGATATTGAAAAGCATATGAATAAAATGAAATCTAATGCATTGATTACAGCATTAGAAAAGAAAAAAATAAATATAGTATTAGCTGGAGTATTAAATTATTTAGACGATGTAGTATTCGTAGGTGAACAAATACTAATAAATTTACCACGACATACTGCCGGTGTATTAGATGAAGTAACGAGCGGACCTTATATTGTATTACAAACAAAGCATTTGTTTTCAGAAAATAAATATACTATGGGTTTAACTTGTAGTAAACTAACTAACGCAACAGATCAAACTATTGCTGTTAGTCCTATTGGGTATACGGATTATGAATAAATTTTATGGTGATAACTTAAGATGGTTCATAGGAATCTGTGAATGTATTTCAGATCCATTGCATCTTGGCCGTGTACGTGTACGAATTTATGGTGTACACAGTGAAAATTTAGATGAAGTACCAGAGTCTTCATTGCCATGGGCTACTGTAATGGTACCTACAACTGAAGATGGTGTGAGTGGATTAGGTAGAAGTCCAAATTTAAAACCTGGAGCAATGGTATTCGGTATTTTTACAGATAATGATATGTCACAACAACCTATGATTATAGGTTCTATGCCAAGGATAGAATCTTTAGATAACGAACAAGAAGTATCGAAAGATAATGACGCTCCAGAAGTATCAACTAAAGAGCTACCAATCAATAACTCAAATAATTCTGAAATACCTAATAAAGGTTCTATTGCGTATACTAAAGGATTAGTAGGTTCAGGAAATGTAGAAAAGGCATTTAACTTTTTAATTAGTAATGGATACAGATCTATAACAGCTGCTGCAATACTTGGTAATTTTATAAAAGAATCTCAGGGACAAAATCAAGGCATCAGGCCTAATGCAGAAGCAGCTGCACCGGAACTTTCATATGGCATAGCACAATGGAATCCTGGAGATAGAGCTTTAAGAAAACAAGAACTAATAGCATGGGCTAATGACAGAAGATTACGATGGGAAGCTCGTGGACCAGTAGATGATGAAGCTTTATTAACTCAATTACAGTTTTTTCATTGGGATTTTAAAACAAAAAGACCTGGATATTATCATTATAATGATATTACTCAATCTAATAATATTGCAGAGGCAACTTTTATTTTTATGGATGAGTATGAAAAGCCTGATGTAAGTAAAGCTGATCTACCTAATAGAATTAAGTATGCTAAACAAACGCTGGAGACATTTGGATGAGTATTAATAAAACAGATGTTAATCTAACATTATTGACAGCATTTAAGAACTCTAATTTTATAATAGTCGGAGAGAAGGCACTGCAGGCTGCTAATGCAACTAAGCTGCAATCTGAATCTCTTCTTGAGAGTGATCAGACTATTAGCGGTATTAAAAGTATTTCTAATATAAATGTTGCACCTTCTATTGCACAACTCGACACAATACTACCAGCAACTAGTGTGAATGATTCAGATGATTCTGATATTAATCTTATTACTGGTACAAGATCAGCAGCAGGACGATTGAATACTGTAATTGGGTCAGGGTCGCCACAGGCAGTTGGCCAGTCACTTGCTACTGTAACTAATGTCAATGCGAGTACATACAGAAACGAATTAAAAACTATTGCAGTTGAAGATGCTAAACCAATAGTATTAGATATTGACATAGTCCTAAATGATGGTATAGATGCACAGTCAGGATTTTCTAATTCTATTAATAACTTTAATCTGTCTTTTAATAATATAGTAGGTAATAATACAAATTCATTATTAGGTAATTGTATACTTAACATACAAAATGGTATATTTCCTATACTAAGTGCAATAGTTCCCAATATATCAAGTACTTTGACTAACACAATAACAGGTCTATTGTTATCTAATAGAAAAACAGATGCAGTGAGAATACTAGAAAAGAACTCTACTTTATCAGCCGAAGAAATAGAAAAAAAATTAAATGAAGTACCTGTATCGCAGAATAGTGTAGTTGATTCACAAATAAAAAACCTTGTGGGGGAAAAGACTATACCAGCTTATGAATTAACTTCTCAAGAAAGATTATGGTTATCAGAGAACACGCCGACTTTTGGTTCATATAGATTTGACGTAGTAGGAACAAAAGAAGAATTAATATCTGAACTTAGAAATTCTTCCAGAAATACTACAGAGTTTGTTGTGCATTGGACAGAAACATTTAAAAATCAAAACTTAACTGCAGAAGATATACATGAGTGGCATGTAGATAAAGGTTATACAGGAATTGGTTATCACTATATCATTCAGAGAGATGGCAAATTACAAAGAGGTAGGCCATTAAACCTTATTGGTGACCATGCACCTGAATTTAATCATAATCAGTATTCTATTGGTATTGCATTCGTAGGTGGATATAATTGTTCTACATTCACAAAGAATCCTAATAGATTTTTATCGTCAGAAAGCTTTACACAATCACAGTGGACTACATTTGGTATGTTTTGTGAAGCATTTTATACAGTGTTACCTGCGGGCCAAGCTTGGGGTCATAATAATGTAAGCAATTTAAATACAGATCCTGGCTTTGATGTTCCAGGATATGTAAAGAAAAAGTTTAGTAAATTAAATACGGTTGAAAAAGGCGATGCTGATGGATCAGCTCTATCTCCAGCACAACTAATTGCTGCAACAGAAAGATTATAATATGACAACAAGAAATGATAAATATTTAGATAGAATCTTAAGATTAGGCCAAGGAAAAGCAGATACTCAGGGTACTAATAATAAAGCATTTGTTGATCCTAACAATGAATATCCACGAAAAAATAATAATAATCAGTCATCAATAAACGAGGCTGCAAGAGGAGGCGGTGGACACCAACTATCTGTTGGTGGTTCAGTAGCTGGTATCAGTTTAGATCTAGAACCAGTCGCAGAGACATATTACAGTAAAGCAGATATAAGAGAAACTGCTGCTGGTCACGTAATAGAATTAAATGATACACCTGCAGGTGAGCGTGTACTCATCAAGCATAAGACCGGAGCTGGTATCGAACTTAGGCCAGATGGCACAGTGCTTGTAGTATCTACAAAGAATAAAGTAGAAGTATGCCATGGTAGTAATGAAGTTATTGTAGAAGGCGAAGCAAATTTAACCTACAAAGGTAATTTAAATCTTAATGTAACAGGTGATTTTAATGTTAATTGTAGAGACTATAATGTCCATGCTAGGGGCAGCAAAACCGAACAAGTTGACAATAATTCGAAGACGAATATATTTGGAAATTCTGGTAATTCGGTTTCAGGTAATTTTATACAGAGTATTGCAGGCAATACTACGAACCTTACTTTGGGTACGCAGACTCTTGTCACAAAAGGGGATTTGGTAGTAGCAACTGAAGGTTCACAAGAAATAGTATCTAAGGGTCCAAGCATATTCACATCTGAAGAACAGATTAATATGTCTTCGCCTGATATTAATATTGTGGCAACTGATATTGCCGTAGCCGGTAATAGAGGCACGATAGGTGGAGGTACTACAGTACATTATGGATCATCATTCCATGGTGATCTAAAGGGCACTGCAGATCATGCCACTACAGCCGGTAGCATAGGCGGAGGTGGTGGAATAAGCATATTCAATTCAGTCGGTACTTTGTTAGTCGATGGAAGCGGAGGAGGTAGTGGCTCGGGTAGCATTACACATACTGCGACTGCTAATCCAACTCTTGGAATGACTAATTCTTATCTCACTGTATCGGATCGTGGCATACGTAAAGTTAAAATCGATATTGATGACTATCTAAAGAATCAACTTCTATTACGCAAGTATTCAGTAGAAGAAGTTCGCGCTAAGATGAGAGATAAAAATAATAGAGAATTTAGTGAATGGACAGCATATCAAATTGCTTCAGGTGTGTTAAATGCAAATTATGCAAACAATATACCATCATCATATGGCTCTATAGTATTAACGAGTCAACCTATAGAACGAAGAGGTCTTAATGGTATTGGTCAGGTTGAACCATTAGCTTTTGTACAAAAATACAAACCAACACAGTTAAAAGTAAAATTTAATATATTACCTGAACTACAATTTAGAAATAATATGTCTAGTACAATAACACAAAATACATTAATCAACCATGATGTATCTGTAGGTAAATTTGTTGGTTTTGATGATCATGGAGAATTTAATAATCTTGATAATACAAGTAAACAGCAAATAGCTAAAAACTATTTTATTATATCTGAATTGATGAAATTAATTTCTAATAATAATCATAATCCAACAGAATTAGAAAATCACTCATTAATAATAGTTGAAGGTTATTATTCACCAGAAAAATATGGCATAGGATCTTTAGATAAGAGACAAACAGAAGAACTAACTGCAAACAGTACTCTTGATATGAGATCAAAGGGCCGTGCTGTTGTCTTAGAATTAAGAGATCAAAAAGGTAAAGTAGATAAAGAAGCAACATTTGAGCTAGCTAAAATATGGAGTGATGTAGGAACATTTGATAAACTTACATTAGATTATGATACGTATAATCCAAGTGGCGAACTCAATGCACAAATAATAATAGAAGTTCCTGATATTAAATCTTTTAATGATATAAAATTTGCACGTAATGTACAGACTCTATTCAATAATAACGTGCAATCTAATGATGCTTTAGTCGAAATAGAGATATAAATAGATGAAAAAGGTTTAACATGGCAAGACAGTTATCTATAGAAGATGGAAACTTACAAAGTTCGATACTTACATCGAGACAGAAAAAGTATTCAGATATACATTTGTCGTTTGATAAAAAACCTAGTGGAGATATTTACAAACAACAAGAAGCGGCTGCAGTCAAGCAATCCGTAAAAAACATAGTTTCTACTAACAGAAATGAAAAACCATTCAATATGAATTTTGGTGCAGATATCACTGGAATGCTATTTGAACTTTCTAGTGGTTTAGGAAAATATACAGTGAAAGACCAGATTACAAGCTCAATAAATAAATTTGAGCCTAGAGCAAGGGTATTAGATATTCTGTGTAATGATAATCCTGATGCTAACTCTTTAAGAGTAAAGGTTACATTTAGAGTTTTGTCGACTGGAGAAGTTGTTGAATTAGAAACTAGTATATCGAGGTTAAGATAAATGGTAACTACAATTAGATCTACAGATTTAGATTTTGATACAATTAAAAATAATCTAAAACTTGAATTAAAAAATAATACAGAGTTTGCAGACTATAACTATGAAGGTTCAGGTCTATCTAATTTACTTGATGTATTAGCATATAATACTCATTATAATGCATTGATTGCAAATATGGCATTGAATGAATCTTACCTTACAACAGCTCAGTTAAGATCATCTGTCGTATCACTTGCCGAAGCAATAGGATATATGCCGGCATCAAAGGCAGCTTCATCAGCAACAGTTAATATTTCTGTAAATACAGGTAACCTTGCCGGTCGTCCATCATTTTTATCTATACCACGCGGAACTAAATTCACTACTACAGTAGATGATATAGCATATACATTCGAAACAGTAGGTACGATTAATGCTCAAGATAATGGTAGTGGCTTATATGTTTTTAAAGATATATTAGATTCAGCTGCTATTACGATTAAAGAAGGCACTAATACAACTAAAACGTTTATTGTAAGTGAAAACTCTATTGACACAACATATGTTATACCTGATAAAAATATCGATACTACAACTGCATTCGTGAGTGTATATGACGACCTAACTACTACAACGTTTTCTACATTTACAGATTTAAAACAAGCTGATACTATCGACGATCAATCTAAGCTATATATTTTGAGAGAAACACCGAATGGCTTTTATGAGTTATCTTTTGGTGACGGTTTTACATTAGGTAAAGCGCCTCAAGCAGGTAATAGAATAATAGTTGAATATCTTTCGACGACCGGTCCAGAGGCAAATGGTGCGACAGTATTTACACCAGTAAATCAAATCAGTGTACCTAATGCTGCTGGCAATACATCATTCACTTTGTCTGTAACTACTGTAACTAAATCAGTTTCTGGGTCTAACGTAGAAACATTAGAATCTATTCGTAAAAATGCACCATTTTCATATGCATCTCAGAATAGAATGGTTACAGCAGTTGATTATGCCACACTTATAAAGCGTAACTTTGGCTATCTAATAAAAGATATTCAGGCTTATGGCGGTGAAGATGCAGTTCGTAAGGAATACGGATGTGTTTTCTTATCAATCGTATTCAATGACGATGTAACACAAGCAACAATAGATAAGACAAAGGGTGATATAACTGCATTAGGAAAGCAATTACAAGTTATTACATTTGACATTAAGTTTCAAGATCCTGATACTACATTCCTTGAAACAGAAGTAACATTTCAATTTAATCCTAAATTTACATCATCGTCAGTTCAAGAGATTCAGAACAGAGTAGATGATGTAGTAACCAACTACTTTACTAATAATACAGGCCTATTTGATCAATCATTTAGACGATCGAATCTCTTATCTCTTGTAGATGACGTTGATCCATCAGTATTATCCTCACGCGCTGATTTAAAATTACAAAAGAGATTTGTGCCATTTATAGGAACAACTGAATCAGTTGAACTAAGATATGCGTCACCAATTGCAGAACCAGACGATTTAAAAATTGTTTTACGATCTACACCATTCTTTTTAGATGGTAATAGGGTAGAAATAAGAAATAAAATTAATACTACTAAACTACAGTTACACGCAATTTCAACAGATACTGTTTATATAGACAATATAGGAGAATATGAACCATCTACTGGTCTTGTAAAATTAGTTGGTATAAAAGTAGATAGTATTGTAGGTGGTAATAATTTTATTAAAATATCAGCAGATGCAGCTAATCCATCTGTATCTTCACCTGGACAAAATCAAATTGTAGTATTCGATGATGGTCCGTCATTTGTACAAGCAACAGTAGTTACAACGAGCTAATATGTCACTAGATAAAACATTACGCGATATTAATCGACGGCCTATATCGGTTCAAGATAAAAAACAAATATCTGGTGTTCTACCTGAATATTTTCAGACTGAGTATCCTAAGTTTAGTAATTTTCTTGAAGCCTATTATGGTTACATGGATGGTGATAATTCGCCTACAAAGCTTATAGATGAGTTATTCTTAAATCGTGATATTACACAGGTCGATATAGACCTGTTATCATTTATAGAAGATGAATTATTATTAGGCCAGCAGTTTTTTGAAGGCTTTAGAAACAAGAGAGAAGCCGCTGACTATTCGAGTACATTATATAAATCAAAAGGTACTAAGTATAGTATTGAGCAATTTTTTAGAGTATTCTTTAATTCATTTGCAGAAGTAATTTATACAAAAGAAAATCAATTTATTGTAGGTAATTTACACGATTTAGATAAAGAAAAAGAAAATCATAATGCAGGCATTACGCCGTATGCACCAGAAATTACAATATCTGCATCAAGAATTGGACCTGACGACCAAAGATATATAACAGATGATAAGCTATACCAAAAGTACGCATTACTCATTAAGTCTACATTACCTATAGACGCATGGAGAGACATATATAAATTATTTGTGCATCCGGCAGGTATGTATGTTGCTGGTGAAGTTCAGATTGTAGGTATTGCAGAACCAGATTATTTAATTATGCCTCCTGGCATTGCAGATTCTACAGGTCCACAATTTACTGGTGTAGCGGATGTTGCAATATTTCAGTTCAATGCAACTAATCATATTGTTCAACAAATTCTACCTACTCAACAAACCTTTACATTAGCTCCTATACAGTTAGGACAAATGCAAGGTGGTAATATGACACTTGCAGATTTCGATAGAAATTTTGATACACTTGCAGAAGGTGCTAACGCAGGATCGCAAACAATGGATGAAGATAGCGTGATTGGTGACTCATCATATCCAAGAATGTCGAGTAATAACCAATTACTTCTTAATTTTAGTAACGACTTCTTCTAAAACTATTATAAATAGTGATAACTTTTAAAGAGAGATAACATGGCTAGACAAAC